ATCGGCGGCGACTGTAACTCTGCCAGAGTCCTTTTCAAGATCCTGACTGGCCGGACCAGGTTCACGACAATGAAGATGATCAGGAAATTCGCGAAGAACATGGGAATAGAGACGCATGAGCTTGTTCCCGACGAGAAAACGGAAAGGCTAATAAGGGCGTTCGCGGAGGTGGAGTGATGTGATTGTGATGGTACTGATCGCGCTGTTCATCCTTCTCATGGTAGGTTACGCACCGCTCATAATCTCAGGGAGGATCTCAGATGAAGAAGAAAGAAGAGAAAGCAAGGACGGAAACGGCAAAGGCGATCGGCATAGTTTATCCAACATACTTCGTGATTAAGAGGCACGAAAGGAAGATAGACACGGAGATAGAAAAGCTCGGAAAAATGAAGACTTCAGAACCGGTCTCCAAAATGTGGCTCTATCTTCGGGGACTGAAAGAGTTTATCGAATTGTATGAGCAGCTTGAGAGTGCTAACCAGACGAAGATCCTGGAAAAGATGTGAGGGCTCAGGCCCTCATTCTCCTTCGGAGGGAATTATGCTTCAGCATAGATGCGAGAGATTCGTAGCCGGAACTCATTCAGAAGAGGACCTTGTGATCATACTGCGGTCGCTGCAAACAATGTGGTCGAGGATCCTTGAAAGACCAGTTGTACTTGGTCTTGAAAATGCCGAGATAATTGTTGAATCATCCTGTGGATCTCCTACCTTCCTTTCGAATATGAGCATGAAGGATGCTTTGAGAATAAAGAGGATTATTGGAATCGAAGAGAAAGAGATCTACTATCAGGCGATCAAGCTGCTGGAGCTAATGTTTAGGAAACTTACAAAGCGCCAGATGGAAGCTATCTTCTGGCGATTGATTGACCATAGTAAGAAGGACCGAAGACCTCCGAGCAATAGGGAGCTCGCTTCCTTCCTTAACATTGACGAATCAGCGTTCAGAAGACATTTGAGGAGAGCCTGGGAGAAACTTGGACGCGATCCAGTGTATTTGTCAAACTACGTCGCGCTAAGCCTCGAATCGGATTAGGGATAAGCCATTGAAAGTGCTACACTACGATTGAGTGGCTGGATTATTTGAAAAACGCCTCAACCATTCGCCCTTTTCTTTGTAAGCGATGGGCCGTATCTCGGCCCATTTTTTTGGTTAGGTTTCGCGAGCGCTAGCTGCTAGAAATTTTGAGTAGGTCCGCAAAAATGCTATACTAGATCTAGAATGTGAGAAGTGTAGATGCATAAAGAGAATATATTGTGCGTATCTGTGTTGTCGTATCTTTGAATCCACGTGTGAGCGATTACTATAGATTATGGAGACGTTAGGCTGTTTCTGTTGCTCTTTGATTCTATCAATGTATGTGAGAAATCGCGGATGGTGTTATAATATAGTTGCCTTAATATGTACTCTTTGATTATCCAAGACCTGTAGAAACGGGTCTTGTTTGTTCGTTGAAAGGGGGTGTTTTGATGAGACTGGATTTTGAGAAAGCCGCAAGCGTTCTTGCTTATTTTGCAAGCAGAGAAGGTGCAGAAAAGCGGATAAACAAACTTAAAGCCATTAAGCTGTTCTTCTTTGCTGATAGGTTTCACTTAAGGCGTTACGGAAGGCTTCTATGCGGCGGTAGGTATTTGGGAATGAATTATGGACCAGTCAATTCACCAGTAAAGGATCTGGCAGAGCGGAGTGAATTTCTTGACATCAGGATGCTGGAGTACGCTGAGAGAGTCTTAGAAACAGCAGGACATGACATTGTTTTCAAGAAAGAACCAGATTATGAGCAGTTCTCCAAGAGTGACATAGAAGCCATGGAGAAGGCGTGGGATATTTTTGGTAAGTTTGATGGATTTGCTCTAGCGGAGATTTCGCACGCCTATCCTGAGTGGCTGTCAATGAAGAGTATGCTGGATGTTGCGGATTCTTTTGAAATGAATCTTGAAGGGTTCTTCTGTGATCCAAGTGAAGAAGGAAGAAGACAGATTCTGGACAAATATGGTTTCGCTGATGATCCATTCAGTGAAGATCCGACACGCTTAAACGTTATGCGGGATGCAGCTGAGGAATTTGGCCTTATTGAAAGTCGTGATTGCTTTGTCGAAGAAGAATGCAGCTACTAGCTACTCGTGTAATTCCCTTGTTCAGGGTTCAGTAATACACGGCAGGATGCCTGGCTTTTCAAGTAATTCTCCACACTTTTTTGTCGTTCTTAACAAAAACTCCTATGTTTGCACTGAGTTGGTTCTAATACCAGCAACTTCACAAATAGGAAAAGTTATGGACAGATTGAATGTTACCAAACAGCACGAAGACACCGTGGTGATAGTTGATCATTCGCATTTCTCTCATTTCAGTATGCAAACCGCCCTTGACTGCAACTGGCCTTTCATAGCTGAAAAAGGGAATATTCAGTCGTTATTCAACAGTCAGCAGATGGTGTTAATCGGAGTTCTTAAGCAGGATATTGTTGCTAGACTGGTTAACGGATTCATCACAAGTGAAAAAACGGAAGCGAAGTATCAGAAGCTAGTGTTGTAGATTTGCTCAAGTTAGGGATTGAATTCTTGAGGAGTTGTACGTAATTTGCAAGAACTGGGTAATCATTTTTAGTGACGCATTTTCATTCATTGTAGAGAGGTCCTTCGGGACCTCTTTTCTTATGCTGTTGCTTTACAAACCTTTACATGCCCTTACAGATAGGAGGTGATGTCATGCCTAAGCCGAGCAAAATCGAACAACATGGCCTCGAGAAGGACGTGCTCGAGTGGACTAGCCAGGGTATGTCATCCAGGGATATTTCGGCGAAGATTAGTGAAGAGAAAGACATCTACATATCGCACACCTCCATCTCGTCTTTCATCAAGTCTGTAAGGGAAGAGAGGGCTGAGACTTCAAGAGCGATCGTACAGGAACACATGCAGAAGACTCTCCCGAACGACCTTCAGCTGGTAGACGAAATGAACGGTGAGCTCTCAAAGTGGTTCAAGGACAAGTCACTATCAAAAAGGGAGAGACTGAGGATATATGACAGTCTTCTCAGGGGAATAGAAATGAAGCTGAAGAACTCCGGCGCCGGTGAGAACAGCACAGAAGACTTCCTGAAAGCTCTCAAAGAACGCTGGGGGATATGAAGAAAGAGAAGTTCCTCTCTGACATCGGGTTTGTGCCTCACAACGGTGGCCAAGAAGAGGCCTTCATGTCAGAGGCGAGATTCAAGATCTTATGCAACGGAAGGCGCTGGGGGAAGTCGTTATACGCAGCTGTAGAAGCGATCAACTATCTTTTCAGGGAGAAGAAGAGAGTCTGGGTCGTGGGACCGACTTACGACCTTTCAAGAAAAGTCTTCAGAGAGATCTATCGATACGTGAGGCCTAGGAGAAGAATATGGCACCCGGATGGTCACTGTACAGACTCAAAGTCCGAGATGCGGATCCTCACGAACTGGGGAACGGAGATACTCGGGAAATCCGCCGATAACCCTGATTCGCTCATTGGTGAAGGTTTGGATCTACTAATAATAGATGAAGCGGCCAGGATAAAAGAAGTCATATGGGACGAGAATCTGAGACCGACACTGACAGACAGACAGGGCAAGACGATAATCATCTCCACTCCCAAAGGCCGGAACTGGTTCTACAGGTTATGGACCAGGGGGAAAGACCCTCAATTCCCTCTATATAGGTCATGGCAACATCCCACATCGGACAACCCTCATATTGCACCGGAAGAGATTGAAGAAGCGAGAATGACGCTTCCTGACAGGGCATTCAGGCAGGAATATCTTGCAGAGTTTCTTGAAGACACCGGCGGCGTGTTTAGGAACGTGAGGAGACTTGTTCGAGGAACGCTTCGAGATCCGAAGGCAGGTGAAAGGTTCTTCATTGGCGTTGACCTTGCCAAGTACATGGACTTCACCGTAATTACCGTTCTGGACGAAAGAGGAGATCTCGTCTACTTCGACAGGTTCAACCAGATAGACTGGAACCTTCAGAAAGAGAGGATCAGATATATAAGCAAGCGGTACCCGGGGAAGGTCGTGCTCGACAGCACAGGAGTGGGGGATCCCATATATGACGAGCTGAGAAGGGACGGCCTGAACGTAGAAGGATTCAGGTTCACGGCCTCATCGAAAGAGCAGCTTATAAACAACCTATCAATGCTAATAGAACAGGGGAAACTCCACTATGAAGACATTCCCGAACTCATTAACGAGCTCGAGATCTTCGAGTACCAGATAACACCTTCGAGAAACCTCAAGATGAGCGCGCCCGAAGGCTACCATGACGACTGTGTCATTTCACTTGCCCTCGCTGCCTGGGGTCTACACAGTCTCTTTAGCAAGCCGGTCTTCTTCACAAGGTCAGATAAATACTGAGGTGGTAATGATGGGCATTTTCAATATATTCAGCAAGAAGAGCGAACCCAAGCCCGTTATGGGACAAGTGGGAATCGTAGACACTTCCTCATCTGGATCGACAGGTCAATCGCTCAACTCTCAGACGATTGCGGACATGAAAAGAGACGAGACAATAGCGGCCGGCCTTAGATTCATCTCGAGCTCGACGATTTCAAAGATAGGAAGCTACTCAAATCCTGACAGCAATGTCGCTCAGTTTGTCAGTGGTGTGATCGAAAACCTCGAGATCTCGCTCCCAACTTTCCTGAAGAAGATGCTTGAGGACATGCTCGCTTACGGTTGGGCCGGCGCCGAGATCGTCTGGCAGAGCTCTGAGGGAAAGCTATGGATAGAAAAGGTAGTGTCTTACGCGCCGAGTCAGATGTCTTTCTACCCGGAAGAGGCACCAGAATACGTGAAGCTAACGACTTCCAAAGGCGAGTTCCAGATCCCTATGTCGAAGATGTTTGTCCTTAGAAATGGCGAAGGCCTCTATGGCGAGTCGATTCTCAATACCTGCTATCGAGCCTGGGACTTCAAGAGAAAGCTGTTCAAGATATGGGCCATCGGACTGGACAAGTATGCCCTTCCCATTATTCACGGAAAGACAGAGAACATCTCTATGGTTGACGCAAACGGGAATCCGACGACATCGGTTGAAGTGCTGAACGAGATCTTGAGCAACTTCTATTCAAAGACGGCCGTCTCGACCGACAAGAACACCGAAATAGCCTTGCTCGAGGCGAACTCGAAGAACCTGTCCGATCAGTTCAGGGCCGCGATTGAGTATGCAAATACTCTCATTTACCGTAATCTAGGGTTACCGCAACTCCTTCTCACCAACGAATACGGAGGAGCTTACGCCCTTGGGAAGGTACATATAGACATGGTCCAGAGCTCTACACAGTCAATGGCAGAGGTGATATCCGACTCCTTTCTCGATAACGTCGTTGCCAAGCTGATTGACTACAACTTCCCCTCTGTTGAGAGTTATGGGGAGCTGGCCATCATACGGGAGCAGACACTTGAAGAGAGAAAGGCTCTGGCGGTGTTCGTTGAGACGATAGGCAGGGCCGGGATAATGGATAACCTTTCGGACGCCGACAGAAGGTGGGCAAGAGCGCTTCTTAGTATGCCTGAAGAGGAATAGCCATGAACGTCGCCACATTTCTCAAGATCCACAAGAGAGCCGAGAGCAGGATCTTGAGAGCGTTCAGCATCCCTTCTGGAGAAGAAGCGTACAGAGGGAAGAAGATCTCAATAGACCACACGGCAATCATGAACGCCCTCGAGGCCGTCTTTCTTTTGTCGAAGGCGTTGTCCATCTATGACTTGAAGCGGAGAGAAAAGCGGAAAAGAAACATTAGGCAGTACAGCGAAGACGATCTTCTTTCGGATATCCTGAAGGCGATAGATTTCAGAGAATACGAGAATATAGCGAAGCGGCCGGTTAGGGAGATAAGAGAAGATCCTATGTCTTATTTGAAGCCTTCTCCTTTTGTCAACGAGTTCTTGAAAGAATACACTTTCACACTCTCAGAGCCTTTCGAAAGACACTCGAGGGAAGTCGAAGAGACAGTCCGAAGGGGAATGTACGAGGGAAAGGCCTATCTCGATATAGCGGAGGACCTTGAGAAGGTTATGGGCGGCTACTTGAACAGGGCCGACGTAATCGCAACAACCGAGAGTACCAGGGCATTTTCCCTGGGGATCCTGGACGCGGGAATAGAATCACCCGTAACAGACGGCTTCCAGTTTGTCTCAGTAATGGACAACCACACTACAGAGATCTGCTCCCAGAGAGATCACATGATCATTCCAAAAGAGGACGCGAACCTCCTGGCGGAAAACACTCCGCCGCTTCACCCTCGCTGCAGGAGCACCCTTGTTCCTCACACGATTTACGATCCTAAAAGGAAGGCGCTCACAAGAGAAGAGTTGGAAAGGATACATAGAGAGTTTCCAGAAGCGATTCCTGTAAACAGACAGGTCGACAGAGACGTTGTAAAGGCCCTTATAAGCAGTAGAAAGAGGACTCCTATCTTGCTGGTCACCGAAGACATCAAGAGGATCGTGGAAAAGGCCAAGGAGCTTTCTCCTGAAGAATATGCAAGGCAGGTCCTGGGGGTAGAATGTGATTACCGGGGAATAGACGAGAGCCTTGCCGAAGAAATAAACGAGGTCCTCGAAGAACTGAAGGAAAAGTACCCGCAGATCTGGGAGCAGTTCGGAGGAGTCACCTCAACTCAACATTCAAGAGCGGCGTGGACGGAGTTCTTTGAGAGTAGGTACCCTGACGCTTCTCCGAGGCAGATAGCGGACGTGGTAGGCAGACAGCTGAGATCGGTCAAGCCCAATGTGATCGCTTACACCGCTCCGGGGTTCAAGAAGATCGTTGTCAAAAGCTCCTTCTGGAAGAACGCGAGTGAGTTCCAGGAGATATTGCGGGATCAGTTTGAAAAAGGGTGGCTGTGTACCAATACACCCAGAGGTTCCATAGCTCATGAGTTTGGTCACAAGGTGAAGTACTTCCTGGATGACGCGGGAAAGAAAAGAGAGTTCACTTCATGGGTCACGAGAATGAGAGAAGAGAAGGGAATCACTCTTGGAGACGTATCGAGATATGCCAGAGATTGTGGACATGATGAAGCTTTTGCGGAGCTCTTTGCGGGATATACTACCGGGAGAAAGGAAGAGGTCTTCGTGTTATTAGGCGAATGGTTGAAGGGGGTGCTATAGTGCAGTTTCAAATACCCGATTGGTGGGACGAATGGGTTGTGATCGATGAAGAAAAGCTCATGAAGGGTGAAGACGGTTGGTCTCTCAAAGAGGGGGCACCGGCAAGAGTAAAGAGAGAATTCAAGGCGACTATTAAGATGATAAAGATGTCACAATCTCCGCACAAAGACTAGAATGTGAAGAAGATAATGCTCAGGAGGCGAAAGCCTCCTTTTCTTTTGGAGGCTAGTGATGTATGTGATTATCGACGATGAACAAGATAAGGGTTACTTCCAAATCATTGACAAAGAAAGACTTCGAAATTCAGATCTCCTCATTGTCCCGTTCGGCTTCCCAACGATCACGCAGGCCTTCAAGTGGCTTAACAGCAACTACCTAATCTGTTGAGGTGAAAAGAATGATAGAGAAATATCTTGCAGAAATCGCTAAGACCGGCGGCTTCTGGTATCGCCTCCTGCCATACATGGAATTTGAGGATCCCAGATATGGAAAGGTCTCACTGACAAAAGAACTGGCTCAGAAGATCGAGGAAAACTTCAAGAACGGGGTCCCGGCGTATGAGCTCTCACTGGACATAGAACACGGGAAAAGTCCGAACCATCCGGGTGCTTATGGAAAGATCTCTAAGGTGGAGGCCAGAGAGGACGGCCTCTGGGTCTACTCAGAACCGGACGAAGAGGGTGTGGAGCTAATAAAGCGAAAGAAGTTCAAATACATGAGCGCAACTTACGCTGAGAAATACATGGACAAGAAGACGGGCAAAGACGCGGGGCCGGTCCTCAGGGGAGCTGCCCTCACTAACATGCCGGCGGTACCGGATATGGAGCAGATAGTCTACTTTTCAGAATTTGAGAAAGAGGAGGAAGAAGAAATGGACTTCAAAGATCTCTATGAAAAGTCCCAGAAGGAACTTACAGATCTTCGAACGGAAAGGGACAAGAAAGAGAAGGAACTCTCAGAAACCCTCGCTTCGGTGAACAAGGAACTCTCGGAAACCAAGACAAAGCTCGAGGCCCTTGAGAAAGAGAAGAAGGAAGCCGAAGAGAAGCACTTCTCTGAGAAAGTAAGCAACTGGGCAAAGGGCTGGACCGACAAGGGAGTCATGCCGGCCGTCCTCGAGAAGATCAAACCGCAACTCAAGAAAGAAGAGGACATGAAGTTCTTCGATGACATTCTCGAGAACACTGAGAAAGTCCCGCTTGGCCAGAGCGGATCGCAAACTGGTGGCGAAGACGAGCTCAAGAAGATTGCCGACGGAATAGCCGGCAGAGTGAACAAACAATCGCAAAAGGGAGTGAAAAGGAATGCCTGAAGGGATAAGTTATCAGGACAGCAGTTTCAAAAAGGTAGTCTCTCTGGTTCATCCCGATGTCAGACAGAGCTTCAATGTTTTGGGCGGAGTCGGCGGATCGAAGATCGAAGCGGGGACTATCTTTGGAAAGATAACCAGCGGAGAAGATGCGGGAAAAGTCAGGCCTCTGGGTCTTACCTACATAACTCAGACTGAGGCAGAAGCAGCCAGCACTTTTCTAGTGGCGGATGCTTCTGTGCTCAAAGTAGGAGACTCGATAAAGATCACGGCCGATGGTGATGCTTTGACTATCACCGCGGTCGATACGGAGAACAACACCTTCTCAATCGCCACTGAGGACGCTTTGACAGCGACCGAGAACGACGAAGTGATTGTCCAGGACGGTTCTGATGAGGCCTTCGCGGTTTCGGTCGAGCCGATAGATGTCGCTGGCGCCGCCCAGCCAGTCTCCCTGCTAATCCACGGAGCCGTGTACGAGGAAGCGATCACCAACCTTCTTCTCGCGACACAGCTAGCCAGCGCGAAGAGTGAGCTTTTCGCGAGGCTCTGGTTCATCGAATCATACTAATAAGGAGTGAACAGAATGGCAACTATACCAGATGTCTTTCACTACAGGACATTGACCGAAGCCATAAAGCAGATCAAACCGGTCCCGAGGCTTCTTGTGGACCTGCTCCTCAAGAGCTCGAGGTCAAATCCGGCCAAGTACGCCGCGACGAAGACCATTGAGTTCGATATCAAGAGAGTGGGACCGATCCTTCCGAGATTCGTGAAGAGGACGAGCCCGGCGCCTGCCAGAAACCTAAAGAACTACACCCACGTGGCACTTGAGCCACCCACGGTGAAGTTCTACGACGACATAACCTACGACGAAATCTGGACTATGAGGGATGCTGGAGAACCGCTCACCCAGGTCCAGATGGATCATCTCAGCAACTGGATAGCGGACACTCAGAAGGAGCAGAGAGAGTCTATAACTGCAGCCTGGGAGTGGATGCTCGCCCAGATCCTCTTGACGGGAAAGGTCACCTATTCGGGAACCGACACGAAGTTCGATTACGACTTCAAGATGGACTCGGGCTTCATGGGAGAATCTTCCGACTGGTCAGATCCGACTTCGAAGGCTCCTCTCACGGATCTCAGAGAATGGAGAGTCGAGATGGCAAAAGAGACGGGAGTCATGCCTACACTTGCATTCGTCACACCCGACGTTGCCAAGGTTCTCATAGAGAATTCTGCTCTCGAGAAACTTATGGACAACAGAAGGATCGAAGCCGGAAATCTTACCTATGACTTCCCGTTCATAGGGAACATCCAGGGCCTGAACATCTATGAGTTCAATGAAACCATAGTGAATGAAGCCGATTCAGAAGTCGATCTCCACGGAGACGATGATCTCTGCATTCTCACCTCTCCAGAACTCTTCAAGCCCTTCTACGCTGCTTCATTTAGCGAGAACGGGCCGGTCCTGGGAGAGATCTACTCTTACTCAGAGAACATTGTGAATCCCGGAGGGAAGAGAGTCTTCGCCGAGAGCCATGGCCTTCCTGTGATACTTCATTCAAAGGGTGTCATAAAAGCTGCAATTACAGTGGCCTAAGGGCTGATGCCTTATGATCGACGTTGATGCTTTTGTCCTAAGCTTTCCCGAAAGTATAAGGGCAAAGATAGTCGATGATGTCTTAGAAGCGGTCGAGGGTTTCCTCTCTGAAGGGGAGACCCTTTCTTCTTCTATCGAGGCATCTGACAAGGTCAAGGAAAAACTAGCGATTCTTTATGCAAAAGCCCAAACCTATGAGAAGCTTTCAATGCTAGAGCTCGCTCAGAACACTTTTGCACAGTATTCTCAGCTTGTAGCCCAGGTCCAGGCAGAGAGAAGGCTGAATATACAGATGCCTTCTTCAGTTCCCGGTCCGGGCTTTTCGATGAATACCGCTCAGCAGTTGTTCAAAGATGAAGACATAGAGAAGTGGTGATCTATGCGAATCGAAGTCAGGACCGAAGAACTCGACAGGCTCTTGAATCAATATCAGAAAAAGCTTGGTGACCTAACACCCGTGATGAGGGACAGCGCCAACGTGATGCACTCCTCTGTCCAGAGAAACTTCGAAGAAGGCGGGAGACCTGACAAGTGGCCGGATCTTGCCGAAAGCACGAAGAGGTACAAGGCCAAGCATAAAGGTACACCTTACCCGATGCTCGTATTCTCTGTGAACGTTCCTTCATCTAGAGGTGGGAGAGGCTACCGGACCAAGAAGCTGAGACAGAGCATACACCCTCAGTGGGGAAGAGGCCACGCAAAAGTTGCTACAAATGTTGACTACGCAGTCTATCACCAGGAGGGATACGGTGTTCCTGAAAGGCCTTTCATGGTCTGGCAGGCTCAGGATATAAAGAACATCGAAGATCTCTTCGGGAGGTATCTGAAATGACTGAAGAGCAGCTGATACACGTTAGGGAGACAATTCTAGATTCCTTAGAACAGTTTCTGATTGACAACGGCCTGAAGGAAGTGCTGCAGGTGCCGCATATTGAATTCGTCCGTCACGCTCCGAAATTAGATGTCTGGGATCACTTTCCGGCCGTCGTGATTTCCCCATCGACTTCCCAGCCTCTGGAAGGCGTGGGCGTGAGAAACCTGCGAGAATTCATGGTTGAAATCACCGCGCTCTTCAAGTCAGAGTGGTTCGACTGGGAGATACAGAGGCAGCAGCTGAGGTTTTCGGGCTTCATGCACGCTAAGTGCGGCTCAATAAGATTTCCTGTGATAGACGGTGATGTCACGAGGTACTACCTGTGTACTTTCGAAGACGAAAGCTATTTAGACTACTCTGAGCTTCCTGACTACCAGGTCAAAGCGGTCGGCGTCAGGTTGAAGTTCAGGATCCAGTAAAGGAGTGAATGACAATGGCTCTTACCGGAGCTGATGTATATGCAAGAATCACAAAAGATCTTACAACGTACGATTGTGGCCTTGTCTCGGACGTGAAGCCTTCTATAAAGACCAGTACCCTCCAGAGGACAGGTATAGGCAACGTGAAGAGGGCGAGAATCAATGCCCACGACTATGAGGCTTCATGGAGTGGAGATGTGCCGGACGGCGTTCTTCTCGCGGCGCTTCTCGGAAAAGACAACGTCTTTGATGTCCAGGTTCACGACATCGAACTGCTTAACGCAGTTGTGAAATCGTTGAGGCTGGCCTTTGACGAGAGAAACCCTCTCACATACGCTGTGGACTTCGTTGGAGAAGACATGGACAGCATAACCGCCCTGACAGAGGCCGACATGGAACACGTCAAGGGATTCTTTGTCATGTCGGACGCCACGATAAACTTCAGCGGATCCGCCAACACAGTAGTAAAAGCCGACATAGCCGCATCCAGAGAAGTAGAAGCGGTAAGGGGAGCTTCTCTCGATCCACAGGATTTCTCAAAAGGTCCTTTCATATTCGAAGGGACAATCACGGTGTCGCCATCGGCATCGTTCGCAGACGTCCTGAAGGGGAAGTGGCTTCCCTCAGACACTCCGTTCACGTTCAGCGCGGCCTTCTCTGCCCAGTTCTACGACGAAGCAGGCGATCCTTACGCTTCGCCGACCACCGTCACGATCTCATGCAGCGGAATGGTAGCTAGCGAAACTTCGGTGAGTCTAGGATCGACTGGTCCCGTTGAGATCCCGATAAAGATGAGCATCGAAGCTGTGACGGTATCATAAGGAGGGAGCCTATGCCGAAAGTGAACCATGAAATCATCACACCTTTCTACAGAAGGACCGTAAAAATCGGTGGCTGCAACATCACCTTCAAACCACTCCCGGGCTCGAAAGTGTATCTCTTGAGTCCTGCTCTTAAGCTTGCTCCAAAGCTCGACAAGGGCGGACTTGAGCTCACTCCTGAAGAGATCGACGCAGCTCTCACGCTCTGTGAGACTGTGATCGATAAATGGGACTTCGCTCCAGAAGGGAAAGAACCAGTCGAAGTGTCGAAGGAAAACATCGGTCTCTTTCCATTTGCCGACCTGATGCTAATCTTTGGAAACGCGATCAGAATGGCATTCCCGAAGGGCGATCTCAGCGATTTTCAGAAAGGCTCCGAAAAGGAGCCAAAGACGACTACGAAATCCTTATCTGGAAAGTCTTCGCGCAATCAGCCTGGCTAATAGGGAGTTTGCCCTGGGGCTGGGATACTCCTCTTATAACGATCATAAAACTAAGCAAGACTCAAGGAGAGATGCTGTATGGCGGCAAAAGCTGAAGTATCAATAGTCCTCAGAGCGGTCAACTACGCTTCTGAAGAACTGAATAAAGTCAAGCAGCAGACTCAGGGTCTCAGAGAAGTAGGTGCTCAGCTTCAGCAGACCGGTCTTACAATGATGGGCTGGGGAACTGCTATCGCCGCTCCGTTTGGTCTTGCCTTGAAACAGTTCATTGGCTTTGAGGAAGAGATGAGGAACGTAAACGCCGTCATGCAGGGAACCGAAGAAGACTTTCAGGCTCTTTCAAAGACAATAAACGATGTAGCCATGAACTCCTCGTTTATGACGAGCGAGATCGCATCGGCCGCTTATGCGCTGGCTTCTGCGGGAAAGAAGAGAGTCGAGATAGAAGCAATGATAGGACCCGTCTCGAACCTCGCGGAAGCTATGCACTCTGAACTGAGACCGACCGCGGAGCTTGTGACCGACACGCTCGACCAGTTCGGCATGACTGCAGAAGAGACTGCCAGGGTAGTCGATATTTTTGCGACTTCGGTAGGCAGCTCTCCGGAGACTCTGGAAAGGCTCGCTTACGGAATGAGATACGCCGGTTCAACTGCGGCCGGATTCGACTACTCTCTCGAAGAGACAGTCGCAGCCCTCATGGCCTTTGAGACCGCGGGTATCCACGGGGAGCAGGCCGGGACGACGTTCAGAAATGCCCTGGCAAGACTGGCAGCGCCAACCAGTCAGGTTACTGAAGCTCTACAGAAGTACGGTCTCACAATTGATCAGGTGAATCCAGCCCTGCACTCCTTTGTCGAGATCCTTGAGACGATGAGAAGAGCAGGGGTCGACACTACCGGTGCATATGAGATCTTTGGCACAGAAATCGGTGGAAGGATGGCGGCTGCCATTTCGACCGGAGTCGAGAAGATCAAAGAGTTCACTACAACGCTTGAGGATTCAGCGGGAGCGGCCGAGAGAATGAAGGAAGAACAGCTGAGCTCTCTTGCCGGGCAGTTCAAGCTACTGAAGTCGTCTCTCGAGTCTCTTGGAAACTCCTTCGCGGCCTTGTTCAAAGACGAAGTTAGTAACGCAATCAACTGGATTAGAGATCTTGCCAACTGGTTGAACAACCTTGATGAAGGCACTAAGAAGCTGATTGTGAACGTAGCCAAGTGGGGCTCCATTCTCCTCATTGGAGCGGGAGCTGTCAACTTCCTTACAGGAACCGTGATGAAGACGATTGCCTCCTTCAAAAACTGGGGAGCGATTCTCGGAAGTTTAATCAAGCTGATCTCGGGAAAGGCAGCAGCGGCGGGAGCGGCTGGACAGGCACTGACCACTCTTTCAGGGACCGCAGGAAAGACTGGAGTCTCGCTGGCCGGAATAGGTTCTTCAGTGGGAGGACTAGGCGCGAAACTGTTAGCCTTCGCGACCGGACCGGTAGGGATAACGATCGCGGCTATCGCAGGTATAACTGCCGGGTCAATCGCTCTGTACAAGGTAATGGACGACCTCTCGAAGGACTGGTTCTCATCTGACCTTGAGAAGGCACTGAACCAGACGAGAGAAGCTGCAGACGGGACAGTTGAGACAATGGAAGAGGTCTCCAGGAAGTTTTCGACTCTGTCTTCAACTGCGGAGAACGAGAGCAACAGGCTATCGGGAACCATATCTGGCACCTTCATGCAACTGCAGGCAGCGGTGCAGGGCTTTGATGTCATAAACTCGACGGTCGCTGTGAAGTCGGCTATGAATATGCAGAAGATTGCGGAAGAGGCCGGTTACACAGGAAACGCTTTCAGAGATCTGGCTAAAGAATTCTCTGAAAGTCTGACTCTCTCAAGTGATGAAGTCGTTGAAAAGCTCAGAAGAGTCATGGATGAAGTCGACTCGGTCGCTCTGGATACCGAAGCGACTAACAAGAGGATTTCGACCGCGGTGGAAGAGGCTAACCAGTCGATGGTTAACACCACCCGGGAGACACAGTCTGTTCTGGCGAATCTTTCAAGTTCGTACGATGAAGCAGCAAAGTCAGTAATCGAAGCCACTAGCCAGCAGGTGAGAGCGATAGATACGGTTCAGCTTCAGGCCGTGGGTTCGACTGAGGCCTTTGTTACCATGATGGAGACACAAAAAACTGCGGCGACAGAGGCATCCAATGAAATAGGTCTCGCGCTTGCTAGAGTGGCCGTGAGCATGTCCGAGCAGGGAAAGCTGTCTAAAGACCAGGTGGCAGGCATAAATGAACTATTGGATGAATACGCAAGACTTTCCGAAGAACTGGATACCGTTTCAGAACACTTTGGAGCGAATTCCTCACAGGCTATGTCTCTGAAAAGCAGCCTGAATACTCTCAAAGAAGAGATTGCTGAACTGGGCTGGTCCGCCGGCGAGAGTGCCGTGAGGTTCGGCAACGTAAATGAAGTACTCCAGGAGACCGCGAAGGAAGTCGAGAAGACCGGGGGGAACATAAACGACTTCCTGTTCGGATCGGACAACCTCGAAGCTACGAACGTCGAGGTCTTCGAACGGGTTAGAGACCAGTTCAAGGGAACGGAGAAAGACTCGATAGCTCTCGTCAACGCCTTCCAGAAGCTCACAAAACCCGCCAAGATGTTCGGCAATGAAGTCGATGTCATGGGGGTTGCGATGGCCGACTTCGGCGTTGAACTAATGAAGAACAATGTACTTGTCACGCACCAGACCGAATGGTTATCAACTCTCGCTAATTCGATAGCTCAGACAAGGGAAGAGTACAGGGAAGCTGTCAAGCAATACGGGGAGAACTCAGAAGAAGCGACCAAACTCAAAGAAGCCCTCCAGGAACTAGAGGTCATCTACGGAAGGCAGGGAAAGGCGGCTGCACAGTCGATCTTCGACACATACGGTTTCGGTGAGACTCTAGTCTACCTTAGAGAAAACCTCGGTCTTACCGGGGAGGCCTTGGCCAAGATGCTAGGTATCGCTGACTCAAAGGTCCTCAGTTCCGATGCGGCGGCTATTAATGAGCAGTGGAAGAAAGTCAACGAAGGATCCAGTTTCGCGTCGGCCGCTCTGAAGTCGATACAAGAAGACTCTAAGGCCGCGTCCACAAAGCTTAGCGAGATGGCAGATTCGACTACCGAGATCTTTGAGAAGCAGAAGAAGTCAATAGTCTCCCTCAGAGAAGAACTGGACACACTGAAGACCAAGCAGGTCGAGTATCTGGATGCCCTAGCGAAGGCAGAGGCCGAGGGCGATACGAAGGCGATCGAGAATTACAGGAACAGACTGGAAGAGACCGCTAACGCGGCCGGGTCTTTAGCAGAGAAGATTCAGACGCAGACGGATGAGATGTCCGAGTTCTACAAGATCTTCGAGGAAAATGCCGGGAAGACCGGCGAGTTCGGTGATGCGCTGAAGGAGATCGAACCGGAACTCGAATCATTTGCGTCTTCTCTGAATGAGATCGAGGTCGAATTCGACGAGACCTGGTCGAATATAATCTCGGCATCGAAGAACGGAGCAGATGCAGTTATAGCAGAATTCAGACGAGCCAGCGATGAGATAGTTGGACACTCTATCGTGCCTGAGATGAAGACAGAGATAATCCGTGAAATGGTAGAGCTTGCCACCGGAATGAGAGATGAAGCCTCGAGAGGTGCGGCTAACTCATTGGCATCGTTCGCGGATCTTTCTGACGGTCTGAGGGATTATCTCTCACTCATGCAAAGAGAGGCTTCTTCCTTCTCTATGGACAGCATAACAACGGTCGCGGCCGAATTTCCGGAATACTTCTCGAATCTCTCACATGAAGCGACAAAAGCCGTGGGAAACATGAAGGAGTTCTACGACCTCCGTTGGCTAGACGACGTCTATAGAGGTACGAATGACAAGACGAGAGATATGTCTTACACCTTCTCGCAATTACAGAGTCAACTCAGGGACCTTTCCGGTGAGCTGGGCGACTTCATTCCTTCGGGGGCTGATCTGAGCGTCCCTAAGATTGAAAGGAAGAAGGAGTACCACATCTTCCTTGACATAAAGAAGGAAGAGTACGCTGACAAAGACGAATTGATACGTAGGATTGCCAGGGAACTGGAACTGGCAGGTGAGATTTGATGGCCTTCGTTGAGAATAGATACGTAATCGAAGTGAGAACGAGCGGCGGTTACCTCCTTGTCGATTCGGTGCAGGGCAGCGAGAGAGCCGGCTTAACTCCTTTCACCGGCTCTTTTCGCTGTCGACTTCCCGATCCCTCGCTAATTTCGAAGGGACAGACAGTGACCCTGGAACTCTGGCACAACTCGAGGCTAGACGGAGGCTCATTTGTAGAGACTATTGCCGAAGTAGAGATCGAGAGAGTCAGGAAGACTACAAATGCCATGAGCCACGTCACCGTCGAAGCTGAATTCAAAGACAAGCTTGCCAGGTATCTCGAGCAGGAAACTGACATCCTCATGTTCTCTCTTGATCCCGGTCTTACACCGGCGGGAATGGCCCAGGCTATCTACCTTGGGACTCCATATGAAGCGGATGTATCCGCTATTGTAGCTGAAGAAAGCGATATGCGAGCGAGAGACTTTCAGTTCAGTGGCTCTTTGAGAGAAGCGACGATCAAACTCGAGCGGATCCTGGGTGCAAGGACCCTCATAAACCACTCGTCAAAGACTGTGAGGTTCATTCCCGACTACTATGACGCTTCTTCTGTTATCCTCGATGGCGTCATGGAGAAGACCGAGATTGAGGCCGGGGACGTTTCCTCCGGGGTAAAGCTCACCGGCTTTCTGAACACGATCCCTCTGGAAAAGGCGCTTGTGAGACACTACAACCTTCGGGCCGAGTCCTGGTCAGTGATTCTCACGAAAGAGCTGTACACTACAGAAAGCGATCAACAACGCGTTAAGTACACCGGTAAGTGCAGGACCAGCGTGAGAATAGACGAAATAGACAAGATCGATTCCATAAGCACAATAACGTATGGCTTTGACTATATCTCCCTTGATCAACTATACACGGAAGAGGAGTACGACCTTTTCGAAGAAGAGCCCTCCGGTGATCCTACTTACAAGATGTATCTTGTATGGAGCCCGGAATCAAACGAAGTATCAATTTACCGAACGATCATTCTTGACTATGTAGCGGGCTCCTCCTGGGACTGGGGAGAAGCGAGGACGCTGTGGAAGATGAAGAAGTTCTGTGAGAAGTACCTCGGGCTGTATTTGAGGGGAAATGTGTTCAAGTTCCCGATCGAATTGCAGGTAGGACCGGAACCTAGAGAACATTACAGTACGAACGAGCCGGCTTCTGCAGTCGCGGCATTGAGACTTGCGAATCTTCTGTATGCGAAGAAGAGTTATCAGAAAGAGACGAAGCTAGAAGTGACGCCGTCTGAATATGTAAGACCCGGAGGGAGAGCAACACTTGATGGACGTTCATATGTGATCGACGGAATCTCGTTCTCCTCTCACCCGTATGAGGTAAGCCTTTCCCTTCTGGAGGCGATTTGATGCGAAAGAATGACATAGAGAACATCGCGAGGATCCTGAGAAAGAAAGCGTTGGTCAGGACCGGCACGATCGTCGGATTCGAGAATGACGGCAAGGTGGTGCAGGTTCGATTCCACGATACGAAGCTCCCTGAAGGACAGTTCGAGAGAAAACTCGTCTGTGAAGGGATAATCGAAGGAAGCATCTTCACACTTATACAACCAAATTTTAGGAGGCCCGTCTCCGATCTCGTCGATGTGGAGAAGGAAGTCGGAGCGGGCAAATTCAAAGGCTTAATGCTGCCGCTTGTGGGATTCGAGGCCTACCCTGATGGTTCAGAGAACCCGGATTGCATAATCGGGCTCTTCGAACTCCCTGGAGGTTCCATTTACAAAGAAGTTCTTACGGAAGCGAGCCATGACATCCTTATTCCTGGGTACGGCACCTTTCCGAGCCAGAAAGTGATAGGGGAAGATGAAATCAGGCGAATAGAACTGCTGCCGTGGTTCGGTCCTCATCGCTTTGGAGATGTCTTGAGGATCGCTTCTACAAGCAATAAGAACCAAGTTCATACAACTAAGGAGGGTCTTCAGAAGAATGGGATCGCCTTCATAGACAAAGTGATGTCCATTAGAACTCCCTCAGATGAATCAATGGAACCATCGAGACTCTTCAAGACTCTTGCCGATTCCACTCTCGTTGTCTCGAACTATGCGGATCCCTTCAGCTTGCCTGTAACGGACAAACACTTGTTGGCAAACTGGAGCGACATGCTCCTCTTCTGTGAAGGATTGAGCATCTTCGAGTATTTCGAACGCGAGCTGATCTTGGTAGCCACTAGATACAGATTTCTTTCGCAGTCGGCAAGACCTGAACACGTATATGCGACAAGAAGCTACAACAAAGCCAGAAGGTTTCTGATAAGGACCGAAGACGGTCTGTTAATGAGCAGGGAACTTATGCTTCCATGGATACAGAATTCCAGTTCTCCGCCAAACCCTCTCGATCTCACTTACGATCAGAGCAGATTCATGTATTACGGTGCCTTGAGAATAAGCAAGATCAGTTATGATCTCTCTGACAATACAGTCAAAATCACCGGTGATCCAATATGGCTAGAAGAACCAACATCTGGCAGGGCCGCTCTTCTCCCCAGCAACGGGTTTCAAGTTGAGTTTCTTAATGATCCGAAGCTGACGGCTGCTATTCCCAAACTTAACAGATCCGGGGGCTTCTATGGGATAGAGAGGACTGTCTCGGCAGATGAATACGAGAATAACAGTCTAGAAGCTTACCAGGCATTTGTGCCGGAGTCTGATCCGTTGCAGGCCCACTTCAGAATGGGAAGCAGGCCGGAGGTGTGGATCTATTACGAAGGAAGTGTGTCTGCTAAAGAGAGAGTTGCTTACTCTGATCCTGTAATAGTCGAGTATGACTGGGAGCTGGGAACTCAGGAGATTCAAGTATTGATTGCCGAAGGCTCTTTCAGGCCATTCTTCATTGTCGATCCGCCAGAGAGATTGGACTCCTTCAAAGCTCAAGGCGGACTTATACACAACTGGGAAATGACTAGCCTCGTCACCAATCCGGCAATCATTCCGCACATGGAAAGCCTTGACAAGGGTATCGTCTCGTCATTCCTAACTCAGGAGGAATACGCACAGGGGGTAAGGCTTAAGAGCGAGGTCACTCTGAAACTGTCAAACATTGATCTTCCAACAAGCTGGCAGAGGTTCCATGTTACGGCGATCCGCGTTGACAGCTTCAACAAGAGGTCAGACTATTTGTTCGATCCTTACAGCGCCAGATGCCCGTTCTTCACAAAGTCAATTAACGAAGTCGCGGATATTGGAGACAACTTTCCCGCGATTCTAGCGAAAGTTGGGATAGGTTTTTCTGACTGGAATTTCACTCCACGGGTATTCCTGAACTATGAGCAGCTATTGAACAGAAAGACTTATTCTCATCCTCTGGACTTGGTTCAGGTGAAAGAAATGTACTTTGCCGGCACCGTAATTGAAGGGAAACCCTACAAGCTGCCTGGATTCGACATGCTGGACCCGAACGTAACAATGGAGTACAGCTACGGAGAAAGAAGCCACATAGACTACGGCTATGATCCGTCTAGCGGTGGCTACGAAGCACCCTCGGACATGTACAAGACAACTACTCCGAGATATGACACAGGCGCTAACGCAACCAACAGGTGGGCTCCGGACGACATAACCCTCGATATCGATCATGTGGATGTCTACAAGATAACGGGAGCTTCGTACGACACTTGGACGATGAACTGGAACTGGACTTGGGAAGAGGTGCCGTGCCGATCGATCCCCGGTTCTGAGATTCAGAAGGTCGAACCATATCCGAATATAATGGTCCCCATTTTAGCAGGTGAAATGACTGAATTGGGAGGTCGCTGGCACCTTCCGAGGCTTGTGATCTATTACAAAAGACTGAAAGCTGGGGCAGGACTTTCGGCTGTTCCGTTCTTCTACATGAGGTTCAGATCGATTCCTGAAGCCATAGTGGAACTGCCGCTGGCTGAAGCAGAGAAAGTCATAAGGCCCGAAGACTTCGGCTTATTCCCTCCGTGGGTCGTCCAGCAGCATCTATCAAAGAAACTCGTCCCAAGATTCGAACCTATCTACGGGCCTATCGAGTTTCCTGAAACAGACGATTCTCTAATGAATTCGATAAGGACAGAGATGACCGGAATAGTCGGCGCTACTGGAATATCCGGGTTCATTGTGAACGGGACTACAAAGCACAGCTTAGAGGCCAGCAATCTCAGCCTCGTTCTAGAGGGTCCTCTCGGAAACGACGAGGCTTTATTTCTTCCCCTTGAAGAGAGCCCTGATCACCTATATGAATTTTCCAGGGGTGCATACACGAAGTTTGTTGAGAATTATCCCATCACAGGCGAAATGGTTCAGCCCAGCACAATGCACACTCAGTTTGCTGAACTCGCGAGTAACGTGAGGATCTCCAGGCTTAGATTAGACAGGGCAAAGCTCATGTTCGACAAATTGATTCTCAACGATAACCTAACGTCACCGGTAATAAATCCTCCCTACCACAGAACATTGGAGTGATTAGCGTGTCAATTCCCATCAAGTCAAGGATAAGGTTCATCCAGAATGGAGCTGAAATGAATGAGTTGACAATGGAAACGGGGCAAGTCCAGCTCGTCGATGTGTTGACGGAAGTCTACTTGAACGACTCTTGGAATGAATCTCCCGCAAGCCTAGAGGTTTCAGTGGTCTCCTTCGACGGAGAAGCATTCGAAGAAATGCTAACTTGCTCTACTGAAGAGAATGTCGTCACAGTAGTCTCTGATCTGCCGATCGGTACCTACTATCTTCAGGTTAGGGCTGTATTCGCTGACGGAGAGGGCTTTATTGGCTATGAAAGAATTCAGCGACTGAAGCTCAAAGTAACAGTCGACAGGAAGTGATCGAATGGCGATTCCGACATTACTCCACATTGACTATGAGATTCATGAGCCAGACTACTGTAGGGCAAGGATATTTATCGGCGTAGACGATGAATGGTCAGGCGAACTCTATGGCGATGGCACCTATGCAGCATTGCTTACTGAACTAGAACACGTCCTGCGAATCTCAATGTATTCGATCAACGTATATGGTGAAGGACCTTCAGTGTACATTACAAGAGCCACATATGGAGATCTCGATCTACTGGCACAAGGTATAGAGTTCTGGACAAAGGAAGGAAACGGGACGGTAGAACTCGTTGAAGGCCAGCTGAAGATAACCTCTCCAAAGTCAGAATACACAGACGCAATTGCCACACTGCCCGCGGTTCCGCCTCAGGACTTTCAAATCTCGTTTGATTGGGAAGTCTCTAGTGAACAAGACTATGACTTTCTGGAAGGATTTTTCGATGAGACTTTGATGTTGAAGAAGAGCGGTCTGGATTCAGGAGTCATGGCTTTCACGATACCATCCGGTCAAGGATTTACTTTGCGATTCATGTATGTGAAAGATTCGAGTTGGGCAGAAAATGAAGACTGCGGAAGAGTGGGGAACATCGTTGTGGGAGGAGAGAACTGGCTCGCAAACGGTCTCGAAGGTTGGACTCTTGGTGGCGATGTACTTCCTGTGCTTCTTCCTGATGGACGTGTAGAGCTTAAGTGCTCAGACGATCAATCTTCATGGATGGAGCGCACTTATGTGCCTCCCCCAGACCAAATGATCACCAACGTCCGGATCAGGCACATGTCAGACGGTCAACAGATAAGCCAGTTCGCTGTCGAAGCGCTTGACACGTTCTTCATAGATGCTGTTGTGGAAGGGTTTGATTTGGTTACAGGATCCTGGATACCAGTAGAGCCGACCCTGGTCGAGGCCAGATTGGAAAGATACGATGAAACCGGGTTGTTTGAGCAAATTTCGGATAGCCAGGTCTTTGCTCATCCAGACGATTTCTTCCGGCTCCTTCAGAAGTGCAACGCTCCTCCTGGGAACTACTATCTGAAGACCACGGCCACATTCGGAAGTATTACGCAGATTGAAAGACTGAAGATAAAAGCAAGGGCAAACATCTGACCGCCGGAAGGCGGTTTTCTTTTGGAGGGATATTGATGGCAAGTAACTTCAATTTGACTCTGGACACCACTGGACCTGCGAATCCACAAATCATACTCGAGAGTGGTGCTCAGTATGCCACACAACAGCTGGTCACGGCTGCACTGTCTTGCAGCGATGCAGACAAGACGGGTTACCAGATAAAGATCTGGGGAGACGTCGATACCAGTTATGACGCAGACGTTCAGGATTCTGAAGTCAATTCCAACTGGATTAGCTGGACTGCATCGAAGCAGATAAAGCTGGCTTCGGGAGACGGGTCCAAGACAGTCTATTTCAAGGTACGTGACGATGTATGGAATCAGTCCGGTCAAGCGTCAACAAGCATTATTCTGGATACAACCAAGCCGATCGCCACGATCTCCGGTCCAGACGTCAGCAAGATTTCGAAGATCGCTGGAAAGAATGTAGCTTCCTTCTCCTTCTCGGTAGACACAATTTTCGACGAGTTCAAGGTGAAGGTAGTGAGTTCAACCGGAGCCAGCCATGACACTGGAACGCTGATACCGACTGCAGGTGGTTCGACGAACATGAGCGGTAACGAGGGTAACTACCCCGCCGCTACCCCGATAAACTGCCAGATCACCGGTACCGATCTCGAAGCGGCCAGCGCGGGTGACGGACAGAAGATCATCAAGGTCTTTGTTAAGGATCAGGCTGGTAACTGGTCCGTGTAGTAGAAGCGGAAAAGATCGCCGCACTATTGGAGGGCTGTCATGAATAACTACTTCTTTCTTGAACTGGATACAACAGGCCCTCAGATAACTCTCTACGCGCCAGACTACACTGGGCTTGATTACTGCCCTGTAAGGGTCGAGGGCGACGAGCTGCTTGACTCAACCCTCGACCTTTATGTTGTCGATTCTAAAGGGAATAGGTTTGACGCAATAATAAGCCACTACGGCACATACTACGAAGGATCCATTCCCTTTCATTCTCTTGCTCCAGGGATTGCGACGATTTACGCAAGAGCACGTGATACAGTCTTCAACCAGTCAAACGTCGCCGAGAAGACAATTCTGATATATGGGCAGGATGAAGTAACGAGTCTCAAGATTGAGACAGCAGAGACAGCGCTAGTGATTCTAGACAAAGAGGGGAGTCTTGAGATAGAGCTAGGCAAATCTCTTTCTTTCATAGAATCAGACAGCCTGGTTCCAAGGACTCTTTTGGTTATAGGGACATTTCCTGTGCTTTCTCAGATAGGAGCTGCGGAAATTGATGCAAGGAGTGATCTTATGCAGTATCAGTTCGGGAACACTGTAAAACTCGAAGCCTATTTCAAAGACTTCGACGGGAATCCAGTGGACCCGTCAAACATAAAACTTGTCGTGTACGATTCTAAGCTTAATGTCATTGCCACTATACCGGTTACTTCGGAGAACCGCGTGGAGCTGGGTCACTATTTCTACCTTTACACTCTTCCAAGCGGGACTAATCCGAAAGTAATTCACTATGAGTGGTATGCAGAGATCCAGGGAAGTCCTACCGTCAAGAGAGAGACTCTGAAGCTGGTATTCGTATGATCGATATCAAGAATGTTAGCCGCTTCAAGCTCTCCTACGTTAGCGGCTTTGATAGTGCTATAGTGACATTCGAATCGGATGTAGACATAATTGCATGGCGAGTAAACCGGCTCGGTACTTCGTGGGATACAGGGGAAGTCCTCGAGGAAGAATCCCTGAACTGGGCTAGAGTTGCCAACAGAACTTGGGATCCCCTTATGTCTGAATCATGGGGCCAACAGGCCTTCATTGAGGCGGGGATCTCTATTACCGACCAGATAGAGGCCTCCGAACTCCAGACGGGCACTCAGAGAATCAATGTATACGGTAAAGACAGGAACGGTAACTGGTCATCTTATGGGGGATAGAAATGCTGACGACATCAAATCACGGCCTAAGAAAACCCGAGTATTCCGATATCGCTGATATTGCAGATATAAACTACAACACTGATAAGATCGACAACATGCCAGTTCTATACAGCCAATCTTCAGAACCTTCCAACAAGGTTTCAGGAAAGACTCTCTGGCACGATATCGATGATGATACTTTCAAACTCTGGAATGGTAGTGAGTGGAAATCACTGGGTGGCGGCGCGAGTGACTATATGTTAACTGATGCCGAATTTGAGTCTAATCTCGCAGACGCTAGTTGGTGCGAGAAAATGGCTTCGGCTAGGTTTATGCTTTCAATGTTGATTTCCGGAGCTTATAAATCTTACTGGTGGGGAGCAATTGTTGCTGCTTCTACGGCTATGGAAAAGATAGCAGCATCTTCTTTGGCGATGGAAGGCGTGGCAAACGACTCTGACATAAGGGGTTGGATTTGGAATTCATCAACGGCTTGGGCAGAAGTGGCAGCAGTTAGTATGGCTATTGCGAAATACTTAGTTGGTGAGGCTGACGGAACAACCGCAGATTTTGACACGATGGCTGAGGTTGCCGGAGATTCTACAATGATGGCTACAATAGCTGCTTCGTCTGTATGTATGGAAAAGCTACTAGCTTCTAGTTTGGCTTTTGGGGCTGTATTAGCGGATTCTGTTGGAATGGAGGAAATTTGCGATTCAGTAACGGCAATGGAAGAGGTCTTGGGAACGGTGAGTTATAGGTCTGAGTTTCTTCTAAGCTCTTATATAATGACATACTTCTGGAATAACGCTAATAGCGAGATTCTGTGGGAGCAGGGCAGTCCAACTCCTCCTTACACTTACGAGTCTGGAGGAAATGGGATTCTTGCGAGTGCAATCGTTGATGGTCCAACTACTGGTGGGAAGGCCTTCGCTTTTATACAAAATTCCGGCTGTCAGTTTGGAAACTTTGATTATTCATTCTCTCTGGACTTGACCGATGTTGACGACTTCAAAATAAAGTTGAAGCACGAGCGGTACTATACAGGGAATTATATGAGGCTGTATATAAACGGAAGTATGGTATATAGCTCGAATTCTGCTATCAGCTGGACCGATATGACCTTCGATGTGTCTGGTGTTACTGGCACGGTAACGATACTCTTCCGTTGTTATAACCAGAATGGTTCTAGTAGCACGTCTTGGTATCATAGAGCCTATTATGGTGATTTGAGGTTGGCATGATGATTAGAGCAATCTTCAGAGACAAAAAGATGATAGCGTTTTCTACTCTTGGATATCATTCTGACAACCCTGACGAAGTGGTTGTGGAGATGACCGAAGAACAGCTCAAAGAACTCATTGGACTGGATGATTGGCAAGAACTTTTCTTAACGATTGAGCTAGATAACGAAGATTCCGAAATCGCTGAAAACCTGCAGCCCTCTAGAGGTAACAGCATGGTTCTTTCTGCTGAGATTTCGAGACCGAAATTCCGTTTGCATGATGATCTCACTGAGGAAGAGCTGGCGTTCATTTTAGGGAAGTATCCGGCATACAAGGTTGACAAGGTTCTTTCTGCAGGAGAAAAGTTTGTCTATCGCAGCAGACTTTATGAAGTTGTTCAGGCTCACACTTCTCAAAGTGATTGGCGGCCAGATCTTGTGCCTGCATTGTATAAAGAGGCGATGCCAGAAGGCATAATCGGACCCTGGAGACAACCTCTGGGAGCTCATGATGCGTATATGACAGGAGATAGAGTGTTGTTCAATGGAGAGGTGCATGTTTCCAAAGTTGACAACAACGTTTGGAGTCCTGACACTTATGGCTGGGAGCTCGAAGAGTCTAGTGGAGAAGAATTCCAAGAATGGGTGCAGCCGCAAGGAGCTCACGACGCCTACGCTCTAGGTGATATTGTCAATCACAATGGACAGCTATGGATTTCCATTATTGCGAGCAATGTCTGGGAGCCAGGCTCCTATGGCTGGGAACTGTACGAAGAATAGAATATCTGAAAAGTATGACCGCCCACGGGCGGTTTTTTTAATCCATATTCTGAGGGTGATCTTGTGCATGAAGAATGTGAATTCTTGAAAAACCGAGACCAGTTTGAGATGCAGATAATTCACAAGGTAAGGGAAGAGATAACAGAAATGAACCAGGCTCAAGACGAAAGGATTGATGAAAGGCTGGATAGAGTCGAAGAGAACATAAAGGAATTCATGCAGAACGGTTTCTACAAGAAGTTCATGCAGGATGTATGGGAGATGAATCAGAAGCTAATAGAAAAGGCCATGGAGAACTCTTTCGGAATCAAAGCAAAGAAGATAGAGCTCTGGAAAGCCATTGGGCTTGCACTGCTTGGAGCGTTCGGAATAAAACTGCTCGATCTCCTGGCGGGACTTGTGAGGTGATGTGATGATTACACTTGAAGACATAAGATCCTGGATGAGACAGAAGTCCGCGGGTCCTCAAATAGAACCCGAGTTTCTCTTTGCAATCGCCTCTGTAGAATCTTCTCTTGATCCTAAAGCGGTCTCCAAGAAAGGTGCTCAAGGCTTGTTTCAGTTCATGCCGATTACTCAGCAGGATCTTCGCGAGAGGTTCGGTTATCCTTTCAATCCATTTTGCCCCGTATGTTCAACAGTTGCGGCGAGCATTTATCTTGCTTGGCTGTTCTCAAGATTTCCGAACGACATGAACCTTGTCCTAATCGCCTGGAACTGGGGTTACGGAAACGTGAGGGACTTCATCCAGGGAAAGAAACCGAAACTGCCGAAAGAAACAGAGGACTTCGTGAAGAAGGTCCTTGCCAAATACAGAGAGATCAAGAAGGAGGAATGAATATGGAATGGCTTTACATTGTCCCGCCCGTTGCCATAGTCGCGCTTGTGATAGTAGTGCTATGGAAAGGCTGGAAGAAGACATTTGAAACAATTCTCTTCATTGCGAGACCGGCAACCGATATTGCGGAGAAACTCGTTCCAGACAACGGTTCTCTCCTGGACCGACTTACTAAGTGGGCTAAGATCGCGGTAGTAAACCTCGAGCTCCAGTATAAGACCGCTAAAGAAGCAACTGAAAAGGGGACGGCCGAGCGAGATGAACTCAACAAGAAGATTGAGGATCAGGCGATCGCACTCATGGAAGAATGGGCAGAGGTGGATCAGAAAGAGGTCCCTGATCATGTAGAAAACGCCGCACGCGCTGTCGTCCGCTATGAGGTCGAGACTTTCCTGAAGAAACTGCAGCAAGAACCAAGTGCTGTTCTGCTTGTCACGGAAGAGGAGATCAAGGAAACACCGACTCTGGCGATGCCAGACCCTTTAGAATCTACCCAGCCTACGGAGTGAATTTCGATCTTAATTCCCTGAAGTTAAGGCCTGAGAACGTCTATCTGTGGAGAGTGATCGAAAGGAAACCTCTTTCTCTTAACATCGGAGGTAACAAGACCTTGGCTGTTTTCACCCTCGGATTCAAAACTAAGATTCCACTCATCGTTCATTCAGGTTTGTCGAAGAAATGGGAGTCACTTTTCAAGGCGGAATTCCCGGGGGTTTTCATCGGTTTTGAAATTCGATTCTAGAAGAACACTGATATTACGTGTTGCGCTTTTCAGAGGACTTTCACGCATATTATACAAAAAAACCGGAGCGGTACCATTTTTGATGATATCGCTCCGTTATCCGTTATAGTTTGGAATAGCCTGGCAGCCCCACGGGGAATCGAACCCCGACCTTCGGACTGAGAATCCGGTGGACTAGCCGTTATCCTATGGGGCCGAACAGAAATAATATTATCATGGTCTCTGGCTTTTGTAAACACCCCTGCTTAAGAGATATAATCATTTTGAGGAGGTGTTTCGGTGTTTGTCAGACGGTGGTTTTCTCTGGACGCTAGGGCGAACGTTGTGATATGTCATGGAATCGGTGAGCATAGCGGAAGATATGAAGAGTTTTCTTCCTATCTGAGCGAAAATGGATTTGGTGTCTTTGCGACGGACTTTGCCGGTCACGGTATGCAGGCCGGAACGAGAGGCTTCATCAAGTCCTTCGGCGATTTCACTTCCGCTGTCGAGCAACTTGCAGACGGTGTGAAAAAAGTTCAGCCTGATCTTCCCGTCTTCATTTTCGGCCACAGTATGGGCGGGCTTATTGCCACAAGGGTCGTTGAGGAGTATCCGAACACATTCAAAGCGGTTGCTCTCAGCGCGCCGCATCTATTCTCTGCAAAGGATTCTGTCAAGAACCTGCTCCCTCTGATTTCCATTATCAGAAGAATTGCTCCGAAGGCGACTTTTAGCAGTTCGTCACGATTCACCCCTTCAGATCTTTCTCACAATGAAAGGGCTGTTAAGCGGTATATTGAAGACCCGTATGTTCATGACAGGGTCTCGCCAAATCTCTTCTTCGGTCTTGAAGAGAGTATCGAGATGGCTATGGCTGATGCGAATAAAATCAGAATCCCTGTTCTGATCGTATACGGTTCGGCAGACAGGGTTGTCGACCCTGTCGGTGCTCAGGAGCTCTACGAGAAGATAGAAACCGAAAAGAAAATACTCGAAATCCCGGGTGGAAAGCACGAAATGTTTGCCGACGAGGAGAGGAGGCTTCAGTTCTTCGATGCAATCTCATCGTTTTTCTCAGAGCATATTTGAGTGGATCTCAAGCCAGCGTCTTGAGACCTTTTCATCATGTCTGATCTGTTCTATCAGTTTGTCGAGGGATTCGAATTTAAGCTCCGGCCTTATGAATTCGAGGACTTCCAGTTCGAGCTTTCTGTCGTAGAGGTTTCCGGAATAGTTGAAGAAGTACACTTCGTATTTGACTTCCTCCGATGTGTTTATAGTCGG